ACTTTACGGTAGCCCACGCTAAAAGGAAATTATGGCAGATTTTATCGCAATTAACTCCATGCTTGCTAAGAACTCTTTAGCTTCAATGGTCAACGAATCAGTATTCCCACGTACAATTGACAATCAACTTAGAGAGCAGTTTGGCTCAGAAGCTTCAAACGGCTTTAAAACAGGTGCGGCAATTGCTATCAATCGTCCTGCTCGTGTTAAGTCTACAACAGGTGCAGACCTTGCTCTAGATGCCGATGGTCAAGCTATCACATTGAATGACTTTGTAGAAGACCCTATTACGTTCGCAATGGACAACACTCACAGCCGTTTAAAAGTGGCTCACGAATTTGACACAATGCAACTACAACTAGAGCTTACTAATGAGAAGTCACGTTATGGCGACCCTCAAGGTATGCAACTTGCAAGTGACCTTGAGCGCAAGATGGTTCGTGAATCTTTGCTTGGTGTTCAAAATGGATTTGTCGCTAATGGCGTAGGTTCATTTAAAATCAGCGTAGACGACCTTCTTTTCGGCCAGGCTACACTTGACTCATTAACTTGTCCAATGGATAGCAGAACAACGCTAATCCCTCCATTTGCAAGGGCTCAACTTTCAGGACAAAATGCAACATTGTTTACACCTACTGTTAATGAGCAAATCATTAAAAAAGGTTATATTAATGAGTACGCTGGTAGTTCAATGCGCTCATACAATTTACTCCCTACGCTTACAGTTCCTGCTTTGGCTGGTTCAGGTGCGTTGTCTACAGGCGCAACAGAGGGCGCTAACTCTCTTAGCGTTACATTTGGCGCTCAAACTGCAAGCGACAAAGTATTCCCTGCTGGGACTATCTTATCATTATCAGGTAATGAGCGTGTAAACCCTCAGACTCGTGAGTCTATCGGAACTGATTATACATTTACTGCGGCGGCTGAATTTACAATCCTTCAAGCTGGTGGTACGGTTGTAATCACAATTGACGACAGTGCTAAGATTTACGGCCCTGCTGACAATGGAGCACGTCAAAACATTGTTAAACTGCCTCTTACTTCTGATGTAGTTACGATTTTGGGTGCTAAAGACAGTACTGTAACGAATACACCTACAGTATTTGACCGAGTATTAATGTACAATGAAATGGCATTTACTGCTGTTTGTCTACCGCTTAGAACTAATCTAGATGGTGCAAACGCTCAACGTGCTGACTATGAAGGCATGAGCATTCGTGTTACTTCTCAGTACCAAATCGGTAAAGATGACCAAATCACACGCTTTGATATTTGGGGTAAAGCAATTGCACAGCGCCCTGAGTATTCAGTGGTAATTTTAGTTCCTAAAGTTTAAGTTTTAGGATTACATTTAAGGGGTAGGGTTTCGGCTCTACCCCTTTTCTTATATCAAGAGGTTGTTTATGAAAAATGAATTAGAATTAGAAGCTCAAAAAATGGAAGTGATCCCAAAGCCTAAAGTACTGGGTTTTGTCACTATTATATCCAAGTGTAAAAAAGGTACGATGAGATTAATGGAAGGCTCTATTGAAATAGAGAATTTACTTTCAAATGGTTGGAAAATCAAAAAGGGTAAATAATGGCTAATCCTACAGCAAGGGCGCTTATCATAGACGCTTTTCAAGTGAGTGGAATCAGAGGCTTAGGCCAACAAGTAACCAATGAAGATACTGCTGTGGGGCTTAGGTACTTAAACCTTCACCTTATACCACAGTTACGCCTTCAAAGGCTTTGGGCTCCTTGTATTACTGAATATACTTTTACAACTTCAAACAATGTAGAGCGTTATAGTGTTGGGTTCGCCGACCCTGTACCCTCAAACCCTCAACCCGATGTTGTTGTAAATCAAGAAATCATACAGATACTCCAAGCACAAGCTAACATAAGCAGTGTATGGGTTCCACTTAGACAAACCTCACCCGAGGATTTCTACCGCATGACTCGTAACGATTCAGTAACGAGCATCCCTGCACAGTTCATGTATAATAGGACTCGTGACCCATTTGATGAGCTTGTATTTTCAAACCCTACTTTGTCAGGCTATAAAGTGAGGCTTGCAGTTAATGGAGAGGTTCAGACTTATGAGCTAGACGATACAATAGACTTGCCAAGCGGAATGTATGTGGGCTTACTTTATGGGTTGGCTGAACTAATAGCGGACTCTTATGGGCTCACTGAAAAGGCTTTTAGCTTAAACGCTAAGTTTTCAAGCGCTCTAATGCGTATCAAAGATGTTACGAGTGCTCCCGTTCCAAAACTTAAACTTCCTTATGGGCGCTCTAGATACGATATAAACTCAGACGCTACAGTTAATTCATCGGGTGGTATTTAATGCAACAGCCCCAAATGGCTCCTTGGGTTGGGCCTAACTATAAGCTTCAAGGGAACTCCATGGCTTCTCGTGAGGCTATCAACTGCTTCTTACAAAGTGGTGAGGGTAAGGCTAAGTATGACGCTTTACTGATTGGAACGGCTGGTACTGCCCTGCTTTCTGATTTGACTGATTTGGTCGTAGATGGTATTTGGTCGTAGATGGTGTGGGTTCTTGCAGGGGCTTGCACCTCACAGGCTCTAGTCCTTACGCTGGCGGCAATCTTTACTGGGTCTATGGCTCAAAGCTTGGCTACACCTACAAGGAAGAGCTAACAGGTGATTTAATAAGCGTATCCTTGTATGATATTGGGCTAGACTCTAAACGTGTATCTATTGCAGATAATGGCTTTAATGTAGTTGTGGCTACAGGTCAGGCGATGTACACAGTTGATATATTCACGGATGCGGTTGAGGACATAACAGGGAATCTTCCTTTTACATTACCCTTACAGGTTAAATTCCTATTTGGTAGGCTTTATGCCATTAGTGGTGACCCTGCGATAGTTCAAAACGATGAATTAGAAGACGCCATAAAATCTAATGTACTTTGGTACTCAGATTTAGCCAAAGCAGATAGTTGGGGTGGACTTTCTTACGTGCCTGCTGACTTGAGCAGTGACCCAATAACGGCAATTGATGTGAGGCAAGGTGATTTGTGGGTTTTCGGAACTCGCACTTATCAGATATTTACGACAACTGGAGACAAAGACGAACCCCTAGCTTATACAAGTGGCTCAGGAACTAACATAGGGGTAGGTGCTCCCGATACTGTGGCGACAATTGGCAATAATATATTTTGGCTTGGCTCTAATGCAAGTGGTCGGAATATGATTTTTAAGGGCGCTGGTAATGGCTCGGCTCGTATCTCAGACCATAGTGTAGAAGATGCCTTAGAAAGGCTTGGAGACTTGGCGGGCTCCGCTTATGGATTTAGTTATCAAGATGGTGGAAATCAATTCTATTGTGTTACCATTCCAAGCGGAAGCTATGAGTTTGAAGGAAGTACTGAATTTTCAGAGGGTGAGACGCATTCAGGGGCAGTGGCATCGGTCAGCTTCTAGAGAGCCCTTAACAGGTACAATTCAAGCATGGCAGCCTCTATTTTCTGCATTTGCTTGGGGGAAGATTGTTGTGGGTAATCTACTATGGCCTGCACTAATGGAGCTTAGAAACGACACCTACACGGACTACGACCCAACAACGGACGATAAAAAGAAGCCTATCTTTAGGCAATACGCTGGGCCCATGATGTTCAACAATCTACAAACATTCACTTGTCACGAGTTTACATGGGATGTATTGCAGGGCCACGCTCCGCTTAACGGACTTAGTGCAAACCCCGAGGCTCAACTAGAGGTGTCTTATGATGGTGGTAATACCTTTGGCTCACTTATTCCAGCAATGTTACAAACGACAGGGCATTACGCAGGCGTACTAAAATGGATAGGGTTGGGCACGAGTAGGTCTTTTGTGTTTAGGGTTACATTCACCAATGATATGCAATTCATGGCAGGGCAAGCAAGAACACGCCACACTATGAGCACGTTACCATAATGGCTAAGTTTTATACATTCCCTAGTCATTCAATGCTTGAGCACGTTGATGAATTTAATGATAAGCTAGATGATAAAGAGCATCTAATGACTCAAGGTTGGAATCAAGCATTCTCAGACCTTACGGCAATACTTGCAGGCAAGTGGGTAAGAACTGCACCGACTAAGGAAGTTGGGAGCACTTGCACTTGGACACCTTGGAGTGCTAACATCTTTGTGGAGTTTGAAAAGGCTCAAGAATATACACTAAAAATGCCTAGGGCTTACAAGGGTGTTTTACAAGTTTTGACAAGTGGGCTTATCCACAAAGAATACATTTTAGTTGATGGATTAAGTTTTAATTACACCTCGGATGTGGGTGATATACTTCAAGGTGCATTAAGCTCTAAGAAATAGTATATTTAAGGAATAAGGAGAGTATTATGGGTATTTTTTCAAGCGGTGCGGAAATTTTTATGGGTGACTCCATTAGGGATGAAAACCGCTCTGCAATTAGAGCGCAACAGGGTGGATTAGAGGACGCACAAGCGATAGGCGATAAGTTCTATGGCGGTCAAATAGACGCTTATGGACAAGAGGCACAGACTTACGGCGGTGACTTGGCTCAGTATCGTGAGGCTCAGACTCGTGACCTTCCTCAAATGGGGCAGTTCAATAGTGAGCTTGACATAGCTTCACATCTTGACCCTGCTATGGATTACAGACAAGAACAAGCGGCAGACGCAATTGAACAAAGTGCGGCGGCTCAAGGCGGTATGTTCTCAGGTGGCGGTGCAACAGCTAAAGCACTACAAGACCGCTCTCAAGCTATTGCTAGTGACGAGTGGGGTAAAGCAAGAGGACGTGCGGTTGAAGAACGTTCATTTGGATATAATGACTTCCTTAATCGGTTAAGGTCAGAGCGTGAAAATGACGCACTAGAGATGCAAGGTTATGGAAACTTATTAGCTCAAAGTGGCGGCGCTAGACAAAATATGTTCGGCGCTCAAGGTGGTCAAGCTAATTTAGGTATGCAAACAGCGCAAGGTCAGGGACAGTTAGAGGGCCAAATCCACACAAATAATGCTCAATACCTCCAAGGCATGACAGATAACGTAGGTGGATTCCTTGACGACTCAGTAGAACTCGGGACTAACATCTATTCAAGCGGAATGTTTGGAGGCGGTGGAGGTGCTGGAGTTGGCGGTGGCGGTGGTGGAACAACTACTGTAACCTCAAGGTCAGGGACTTACGTACCATAATGGCCTACCAATTAGGCGCACTCGGAGCTGTACGGAATCCCGAGCTAGTAAAAATGAACAAAGCAGAATCAGGTAATTACGGGCAGTTATTCTCTCAAATGAATCGTAATGAGCAGGCACTTGGAAAACGTGAAGACAGGGCCAAGCTAAACGCCCTAGGTGACGCACGTTCTACTGCTATTCTAGACTCTCAAGCAGGGAGTGAAGTCATACAAGGGCTTAAACAGCAACAGAAGGACGCTCTAGCTAATAAAGATTCAGTTTTATACGATAAGGTCACAGAAGAATTAAAGACTCAAATGGGTATTGAATCGGCTGAGGCTAAAGTAGACCCTTTTGGTAAGAATCAAATGGCTAGGGATAAGTTTAACCAACAGAAATTAGAAAAAGAGGCCATGAATGACCCTCGTGTTTTAGAGCTTATGAATATACAGAAAAGCGCTAAACTTGGTGGGGAACGCTTAATTAATGAGTATTTGAGCGCTGACACCCAAGAGGGACAGAGGGCTGTTGAGGCTAAGTATTTTGAGTTAGTGGAGGCTAGTAACGCTGCAGGGGCAGAA